CCCTATTTTCAAGTTCTGGACAGTCTCTTTCAGTTGGTTACGAAGGCCTGGAAGTGTGTTCGCCATGATCTTCTGCATGTTGGCGAATCTTCCACCTGCGGAAGTTTCCATCCTAAGAGCTTCGGTGACTTGATCGGCTGAGATCGCACCCGCTTCCATGAGCTTTCGCAGTTCGAGCATAGACTTACCAGTCACTCGACTCATAGTCTCCAAAGGGTTAAAACCCTGCTCAGTCAACTGTCGCAGTTCGTTCCCCTGCAACCTGCCGTTGGCGGTGATTTGGGACATAGCAAAAGAAAGCCTGTCGAACCGAAGCTCACTGCCACCGGCAACGTCACCGAGCATCTTCATGTGTTCAAGCGCGGACTTCGCCGAGAGTCCATACGACATCATGTTTCGAGTAGCCTCGGTCAACCCAAGCCGAGTAAACGAAGTTTTCTCGGCATGGTCTTTGATCTCGGCCATGACAACAGATGCAGCTTGGGCATTCCCTGTGAATGCGTACAGCCCCGCCTCGGCCATCTTTATATTGCCATACAGATCCAACATCCCCTGACCGGAGGAAACCAACGCTCGTATTGCATTGGCGTGCATGTAGATGTCAGCGCGGGACGTAAGGCCCATACCTAGTCCCCCGCCTGAGGGGAACATAGCAGGCTGCGCAGCCACCCTCTGTGCTGGTTTTGGTATGGGAGCTTGCGTGGTGTAGAAGCGACTTTTCATTCGCTTCTGGTGGATTTCTTCTTCGATTCGCATTCGCTGTCTGTGCGTGGCTTCATCCCTCGCCATCTCCCATCGGATCTTGCGTTCTTTGAGCAAGTGCATAGATGCGTCTTGTGACGCCTTGCGTTGCATGTCCGCAAGTTGCTGTTGCATCTTGAGCATGTCTTGGGTGTGCTTAGTCGCCTTTTGTTGTCCGGCTGCTTGTATGTTGCCTGCTCGGATGTACGAGGCGATTAGTTGCTGATCGAGAATCAACATGCGTTGCGCATGTGTCGCAGCGGTGTTGTTCATCTGTTGCTTAATTCGAGCTAGCTTTGCTGCTTCTTGCAGTTGCTTTTGAGCAAACAACTGATTGTCGTTGTTGATCTTATTGTAGATTCTTTGAAGGTCGGCTGTCCCCTTGTTTTGGAGATTGACGACTCGTTGAGCAGACAACGCATTCTGATTTTTTATGGTGTTCTGCGCGCGAAGTCGATCCAGGTCCGACTTTTTTTGTGTCCGCAGAATCTCAGCGTTGGCCTTGCGAGTGTCGTCATTGATGGCTGAGTTTAGCCGACGTAGCTCTAGCTTGGCGACCTTATCGTCATTCGCGATTTGGTTCTGTATCTTTTGGTATTCCGCCTGACTCTTTTTATCTATGGCGGCAATCTCAGACCGAGCCTTCGACACCATCGCTTTGGTTGCGGTGGCGTTCTGCTGCTCGATTCCTTGCATACGAATCTTATGCTTTTCGTCGGCTCGTCTTTGGGCCGCCTTCGCGTTTTCCTCGGCTCGGGCAGAGGCGGTAACAGCAGACGAAGCCGCCTCTTTGATCTTCTTTTGGAGATCGGTGACTTTGTCTGCGATGCTGGCGATTGACTTATCGAAATCGCTAGCATCACCTAAGATCCGAACACGGATTGGAGGCAGTTCTCGCTCGGCCATTACTCAGTCTCCTGTCCCATCCCTAAAATGCGAAACCAAGTGTTTCGCGAGTCTTGGGTGTCGGTGTTGGTGTTCGGATTTTTGAAACTCAGCAAAAAGTCGTTCACGTTGCGGGACACTTTCGCTCCCTGGGAAGCGAAAATGGCCCGTATCGTAGCCGCAGCGTAGTAGTCTGACTTGTCTGAATAGGACATGCGTTCTTCAAAGTACGCCTGCCATTCGTCAAATTCAGACACCGTGGTCAACTGCTTAATCAACGATACGGGCCATCCGAGTTCATGCGCCAGCTTGTACCAAAGGTACTGTTCTGGCGTTAATCGTTTTTTGAGTCGTCTCCCTGCTTGGCGTTAAGCCCGTTGAGGTCGCGAGCGACCTCAAACAACGCCTTCTGCGCCGTATCGGGCCATTCCTGAATCTTCGATTCCGGAATAGCCTTACCGTCTGAGTCATAGAGGCAGAACGACAGCAAGGTGCTGTACAGCCCCTTGTAGTCTTTCATGCCGATGACTTCACCACTCGCATCGCGAGTGGTTCGGTTTGCGGTCTTGTTGAAGTATTCATCCCGCTGTGCCCCGTTCATCTCCTTGACGGAGTAGCGAACGTATTCACCCTCGGTGATTTCGAGTTCGACAGGTTGCGACTTGCGGAGGATTGAGACACGTACTACTGGTTCGGACATAATCAGGTCACCCTTCTGCTAAAAAAAAGGCGAACACAAGTGTTCGCCTGAAACAAACAAGTGTCAAGACGCTTACGGAGCAAGCGTCGTGGTGGTCGTGGTCGCCGTGGTTCCCGTGGCAAAAACCGGAGCGGTTTCCACTGGGGTTGCGGCGGTTGACAGGTTGCTTGGAATCAACTCCAAAGTAGCCTGGGGTCGTTCGCCTTCCTTGAGTGCGTCCGGCGTGAACTTGTTCACGATGGCGTAGAAGCTCAAAGTAGCTCCATCTGGGAAGGTAATGACGATGAATCGGTTCGACCCGAGGATGTTGTGCATCTGGCCGATGACCGCAGGGTCATAGGCCACGACAGTAGAGCTAGGACCGAAGGTAACCAACTTCTTTCCGACGTTGGTTCGATAGCGGTTGTTCCGCATCGTGGTCTGGTCGATGACGCCGTTGGCGTCCAACTCGGGTGGCGTTACTTCGATTTCCTCGAAAAGTGCCGTGATCCCAGAGATGGCGATCAGTGTTTTGAATCCGTCAGGCAGCTTAGGCATCGTTTACCCCGTAATGGTCAGCAGGAATTGTTGTGCGTAGTGGTATCGCCGGGTCTGTTGCTCTTGCCCAGAGAATCCTATTGTATTAGATTTGGTAATGACTTGCAATTTTTGGCCGTTCGACAGCGGGAATCCGTACACGGATTCCGTCATGTCGGAGATTTGCCTGAGGATTCCGCCTGCGGCGGAATCCACGCCCCTAACACGGACTTCAACGCGAGGGTGCTCCTCGCGTTTTCCGGTGCGGTGGAGGCGGGGTTCGAGTCGGCCCCTGCCGATCTCGTAGATCAGGATCGCGTTGTCGGGCTCGTCGGGGACGTGGTTGACGAAGATCGAATACCCCAAGTTTGGGAGATTCGCTTCGATCACTTCTGCTAATGCTTCTGCGCCGGTCATACTCTGGACATCTCCTCGACGATTAGGCCGACCATGATGCTCCGAAACAAATCAACCCCATGATCCATCCATTTCCACTGAGTCCCAGGATGCAAGGCAGGCTCAATTTCATCGTGTTGCCGAGCGGCGTACTTCTCCGGTTCTTGCAAAACCGTCCGACCCGAAGGAAACACTCGATAGTGTGGGAATTCCGGAGTGGCTCCGTACCCGATGATGGTTTCCGTATGGAAACCATCATTCTCCTGGAACCAGATCCCAGAGGCTCGCAGAGCCCCTGTTTCGTATTTGACGTAGACATCGGTACTGTGGAGGAATGTGTCGGCGGCGTCGGCACTTGCCTGCTTGAAAGCATGGCCGAGGCTCTTGGCATACTTACCAAGAGCTTTCTCCAATTCCGGAAGCCCCAGTACCGTGACTTTCATTACCCGCAAGCCTCGTATAGAGTCTCGGTGTTCCGCAGGTTGGGGGTCATCGACGAGTCGATGACCTCGTACACGTCTGGATTCTGCTTAGGGTTGTCCCAGTAGGCGGTATCGGCCAGCGTCCCGAGTCGCATCAGTCCGCCTACCTGTAGGCGGACTTGCGTGATCGTTTGCACCCGAGACATGACTCGGGTGTTGGTGTTGGAAATCACTTCCTTGAGCATTTCCTCCCACCGGCAGGTGTACTCGACCGGCGAACCCCAGATAGGTTCGCCGGTCTTTTGTGTGCCAACCCTGGGCCAAAAGACCAGGGTTTGGCGTTGGCATCGCTTAATAAGTGACATCCGTAGCCGCCTCCTTGCCTGCCCAGAACAGGTCAAACTTGACCATGCCTTTGACCACCTTGTTATTCCAGACGGCAAGTTTGCCGCTGGAATCAAGCATCATGGCGGTGGTTCCGAAGTGTGTGATACCAAGTCCGTCTGAAAGACGGACTTGGTAGGAGGCTTGGATCGTCTTGACTTGCTCACTTTGGAGTCGCGGGTCACTGATGGCAATCAGGTGGGCCGCTAGGTAGCGTTCCACCAACTCGGCTGTCGCCTCATTGAGTGCGACGCCGATGACGTTCGTGACCATCAGCGATGCGCTGTCGATCATCAACTGCGGGTCAGGCACGTTGGTCGAATCGTACTGGATGATCTTATTGACCGCAGCGAGCGTTGTTCTTGCCATTTGACT